TTGGTGATCGCAAAGAGTATAACAAGACACATACTATCTGTACTTGGCAGAGCCTCAACAATCTGTTAAAGACTACTAAGGCAGGTGAAGCAGAAGTCAACATCAAAGAGTTTATCGAAGATGTTGTTTGTGTCATGGTTGACGAAGTGCATATGGCCAAGGCTGATGCATTGAAGCAATTATTGACAGGTCCGTTCAGTCAGATTCCTATTCGTTGGGGACTGACTGGAACTATTCCTAAGGCTGTGTATGAACAAGTAGCATTGCTTGTAAGCCTAGGACCTGTGATAGGTAAACTCAGCGCGGCTGAGTTGCAAGAGAAGGGAGTTCTTGCTCAATGCCATGTGAACATCGTGCAATTGAAAGATGGTGTGGAGTTCACTAATTACCAAAGCGAATTAAAGCATTTGCTTGAAGATGAAAAACGATTAGATAGGATCGCTGAATTGATCAACAAAATCAAGGATAGCGGTAACACATTGATATTGGTCGACCGTGTAAATGCAGGTCGTGAACTTATAGAAAGGTTAGACGATGCAGTATTCATCAGTGGTGAGACGAAACTCACGGAGAGGAAAGAGGAATACGATGAGGTTAAAACTAGCGATAAAAAGATTATTGTGGCGACTTATGGTGTGGCCGCTGTGGGTATTAATATCCCCCGTATTTTTAATCTGGTTCTTATTGAGCCCGGAAAGAGCTTTGTCAGGGTTATACAAAGCATTGGGCGAGGCATTAGAAAGGCAGAAGATAAGGACCATGTAGAGATATGGGACATCACTAGCGATTGCAAATTCGCAAAGCGACATCTCACACAGCGCAAGGCTTATTATAAAGAAGCAAAGTATCCATTCACACTGGAGAAACTTGACTATTAAAGAGGTATGTAGTAAAATAACAACATGAGAATACTTACATTAGAGAACAGTTATTATAACTTAGAAACATTGCCGGAAGAGATAGATGACTTGCGTTTTGCTATATTGGATAACAGTAATCCTCAGAATGTCGATTATCATTATATCCCATTGATATTCCTTGAGAGTTTCAATGCGGCAGCATTAGTATTACAGATCGGAGATCGCAAGGTCAAGATGCCATTAGACTGGCAAATACTTATCGGTGAGAAAGAACATGGTGACTTAGAGACATTGCCATTGAGCAGTCTCAATGATCGCGGCTTCAGTGCGTTTCAATTCAATCCATTAACAAGTTTCAGTCCTAGTTTCTTGCCTATTGAGATTATAGACATCTATCACGATGTAACATGGTACGCACCTAGATTACGCAACGGTCAGTTCTTATGCGTACCGATAGACGATGGCCCTAAACCCCGTTGCGTATATTTCGTAAAAGAGATCAGCAGGAATTGCGAGATCGTAGATTACAATCAAGTTTTTTAATGAAAGGAAACATATAATGGCAACATGGAGCGTAAAACCCGCATGGAAGAAATCAATTATTGAGCGTAACTATCTTACTAAAGATGGCAACACGGTTATGATAGAAACTGGTTGGCGTTGGGGAGAGTTTACAGTTGAAACTGAAGATGACAATCCTCCTAACATTGAAGCAGGTGTAGATATCTATGACTGTGGATATGAAAGTGAATTAGTTGAAACTGATGATGGATGCTGGGAAGAACATGACTTTGATGATTGTGATGATGAAACACAAGAATGGTTAGAAGAATTCTTTGAAGAAGGTAATAGTTGGCTTGATCTTGAGGAACATGGTTGGATGCAAGATGAATGCGAGATGATTATCGATTGTGATCTTATCATCGAACGCCTTGACGATGATGGTAATCCCACTGGCGAGATCGTCAATACTGGTGGAGAAGATGAAGAGCCTAAAGAAGCGATGAAGATTGAACCAAGCGCACCGTGGCCTTTCTCAAATGCTAAAAAGGAAAACGAATGAATTTTTTTAGAAAATGGTTTGCTAAACAATGTAAACGAGCATGGGAAGATAGCCGTAATCTTATAGAAGCCGATGTACCTCAAAAGTTAGTTAGTGCCGGTAGGTCTATTGATAGTAACGGCATGAATTTTACCGTTTATCGTGCAAATGGCGGGCATATAGTAGAAACTAGACAGTATGATAGAAAGCGTGATAGTAATGATCATAGCCTGCATATCATCACTGATGACAAAGACTTGGGCGAAGAGATCGGTAAGATCATCACATTTGAACGACTGAAGGCATAACATGGCTAAGGCAAAGGTTTCAGCAGATGAGAAATTCGAAGATCAAGACTTTGATATGTTCGAAGCCCTTGCTGCCTTAGACAAAAAAGACTATGGCTATTATGATAGGCTAACAGAAGAACAACGAAAGAAGTTTGTGCCTTTCATGATGATCATGTGGTTCAGTTCTGTCAAGGGTAGGACTGATTTCCAGCAATACTATGTGTTAAGCGTGAATGAGTTCGCAAATAAACACTTGTTCAACGAGAATGTGCAAAAGCATCCCAAGTTACAATGGCTGATGTTGTGTAGTTCTGGTATAGGTAGCAAGCAGTTTCATCAATGGATACCTCAGATCAAGCAGAATGTAGGCAAGTTGAAAGAGAAAGCATCAGTCAAGGATATCAAAGAGTATTATAAAAAGATATATCCCAAGACAGACGATGACACACTTTCAGAGTTTAGCAAGTTATATACTGAGCAACAGCACAAGAAAGTATATCTGGCACAGAAGTTTCCTGAATTAAAGGTAGATGATATTGAAGCACTTAGTAATTTTGTCACAGACGATGAAATCAAAGAATACGAAAAACAATACGGCAACTGAGCATAGTTGTGAGTTTTGTGGTCGTTCTTTTATTAGAGAGAACACTATGCTCAAGCATCTATGTGAGACAAAACGCCGTTATAATGATCGTGACAAGACTGGCAACCGTATAGGATTTAGTGCTTGGGTACAATTCTATAGCAAGCACAGCCGCAAGGCAAAGAAAGATTACATGGATTTCGCAAAGAGCGCATACTATACTGCGTTCGTTAAGTTCGGTAACTATTGCTCAGAGGTTCATGTACTGAATCCTAGCAGATATGTCGATTGGCTATTGAAAGAACAGATCAGCATAGATACATGGAATCGTGATACTAACTATAATAGATTCTTATTAGAATATCTAAAGAACGAAGATCCATTAGACGCTATCGCCCGTAGCATTGAGACTACCGTATCATTAAGCGAACAAGACAAGATACAGACTAAAGATACATTTAGATATGGTAATCGAAATCGTATATGCTATGAGATCACTAAAGGCAAGATCAGTCCTTGGATGTTATATCAAAGCGTTAGTGGCTTAGAGTTCATAGAACAGTTAGACGCTACACAGCAAAAGATGATACTTGAATATATCAATCCAGAGCAGTGGGCTATCAAGTTCAAACGATGCAAGAACATCATACCTGAAGTGAAGCAATTACTAGATGCGGCGGGGTACTGATGCTATTTCATTTCACTAAAGATAAAAATAGTTTTCCTTACACGATAAGGATACCATGGCGAATGGATGACACTATAAATAGTTGGAATGATATATGCGCATGGGCAGTAGAACATTATGGCTTGCCCGGTGATAAGTTCATAACGCATCCTACAGAAGACTACATGGATTTCATGTTCAGGAATGAAGAGGATGCGATACATTTTAGTTTGGTGTGCGAATGAAAGATATCAAAGATGCTATCAAGAATAAGGAAGGCTATGCTGTCATGGAGGGCATGGTTCCTCGATTATTGATAGCCGACTTTAACAATAGATTGAAAGATTTATATCCAGTCAGGGCTAGTAGTTCAGATAAGACATATGCTGAACGGGATGATATCAAAAATCTAAAAGATATCAGTGTTTGGTGGAGCCAAGAAGTAAGCGAATTTCCAGAAGTCGTTAAGATACGCAAGATAGTAGATCCAGTCATCACGGGCAATTTTGGCAATCTCAGATTCTATGCAAGCGATACTGTATTCATCAAACCAGGTAGCACATGGGTAAATCCGCATGTAGACACTCCGCATAGGTTCAAGAAGTATAACTATGATCAGAGACTATTGGGTATACAATGCATAGTTAGTTTAGTCGATACTACTAAAGAGAATGGTTCTACTGGGGTAGTTCCATTTAGTCAGAAACGAGACTTTGATATAGACAAGTGCTATAGTGGAACATACAATCGTTGGTTCATGGAAAACATGAAACAACATAACATGCCCAAAGGGTCTGTATTATTCTATAACTGCAGGGTACTGCATAGCAGTATGCCAAATAATGGTAACCTAGAACGCCCTGCGCTATTGTTAAATTACCTTGACCATAGTATAATAGATGAAATTACTAGTATAGATAATGTTTGGTCAAGCAATGGTAAACGTCCCTAAAGACTTTCAAGATTATGATGATGACGATCCCGATTATAATAAACGAGATCGTAGATTGCATTATTGGAATGTATTAAGGACATTGAAGCAAGAGTTCACAGAAGAGACAGGATCAGTTGATCCTACTGTTTATGTGTCATGGTTAGAAGACAAGTATGGTTTCAAACCTAGGATCAATCACGAAGGATATCTTACTGACGATTATGAGATCGTGGATGAAAAGAAATATTTGATTTATGTTTTGAAACATGGCAATTAACAACAGTCCTTTCAATGTTTTAAGCCCTGTCATCGATTTTGTCGATGTAGTGCGTAAAAATAGTAGCGATGCTAAAAAAGTCACATTTAAAATCAAAGGCGATCCTAAAGAAGTGATTAAGTGGTGTCGTAGAAATTTCGGTGATAGGGGCGATGGTTGGGATTTTAGTGGTGGCACAAAATCATTAGAAGTTACGATATGGTCTAGTAAGTTGATTACTATGTGGGAACTCTGGCAGGAATAATATGGCAAATGATATAATGATCGACATGGAGACACTTGACACAAGTCCTTATTGTGTCATACTTACTATTGGTGTCGTTCGTTTCGATCCATATGGTGATGGTGTCGTACAGAAACTTGAATTGCGTCCTACTATCGAAGAGCAAACAGAGATTTACAATCGCGTGATCAATGATGATACGATTCGTTGGTGGGGTGAGCAAAGCCCTGAGGCTATCGAAGAGGCTATGGGTGATAGTGGTAGACAGAGTTTCAGCGAATGCTTAGAAGAACTATACAAGTTCGGATGGAATCGTAGAGCAGTATGGAGCAATGGCGCGGCATTTGATGTGGTCGTAGCAGAGACAGCATTCCGTCAAGTATTCACAGATAGACCTAATCCTATTCCTTGGCCATTCTATACTGTGCGTGACACTAGAACACTATATGAACTAGCCAATGTTAAATTGAAAGATGGCGGGTATAAGACTACGCACAAAGCAGTAGAAGATGCTGAACGACAGGCTATCAAAGTGCAAGAAGCATATCGTAAGTTAGGACTGACTAAATGAAATTAGTTTATTTGACTGACAGCAAGATTCCTTATGAGAAAGCCGAAGAATATTTTCAAGAAGCAGCCGATTGGGCAAAACAAAACTGCAAGACTTTTATAAGTCATACTGTTCAGGATGTCAGTGATTTTTCGTATGAATATGATCATATTACTGAATATAGATTCAATGACATAAAAGATGCTACATGGTTTAAATTGAGGTGGCTATGACTTATACATTTATATCGGCAATGACATTACTGATACTGATCTTTGATCCGTTCGGTAACTTTCCTATATTCAGTAGCATGTTAAAGAATTATGGCGTAGAGAAGCGTAGTTGGATTATCGTGCGTGAGCATATCATAGCATTTGTGATATTGTTTGCGTTTATGATCGCTGGTCAGCATTTTCTAAAAATGTTAGGATTGACTAGCACTAGCCTTCAACTAGCAGGTGCTGTGATATTATTCCTTATCGCTATCAAGATGGTATTTCCTAGCATATCACCCGCTGAAGAAGAAGTCTTAGATCACGAACCTTTCATTGTGCCTATGGCTATACCATTGATCGCAGGACCTAGCGCACTGGCTACTGTCATGT